GTCTAAGGAAATCATCTCGGACCGCTGACGAACTTTCCATGATAGAGCTGCTTCTCATGTTCAAGTATGCCGTCACTATAGCATGAATTCGTGGATCTCGCGCCTCCTGCTTAATCTCACAGCCTCGGGGGAGTTTGCAGGTAGGTAGAACTTTGTGTTTTAGAAAGAAAAAGGCGCAATTATGGCAATTGAGATTCTTATTCCGTAGGTAGGACCGGAGCAATTTCACTGCTGGGTATTCTTTTTTTTTCCGACTCCGATTCGAAGTATTCTGTCATCTGTGAGAGATACCCGGCGAAGATGGCGACACCTAGATCAGGCACGCGCCTGACTTGGTCGACCGTGAGCGGTGTGCCATCTTCAAGCGTAACTCCCTCTACTTTGACGATCTTCGATAGAATGTAATCGAGCTGCTCGGTTTTGGTGCCGGTGCGCACCTCGATAACGTCGGCGGCCCCGAACCCCTTCATGGTGATCTTGGCATCTTCTACCGTGACCACTATCTCTGATGCGGGGAGTGTTACCTTCATAATTAGGCCAGAAGTGAAGTTGCCAGTGTGTTCGTGATCTCGAAGTACGGGTAAGTACTCGTCATCCCCGTTGGGTTTGCGCTGGCATTGAGTATTTTAAGGGTTACGGTTGGCACGTTATTTCCTGGGTCGTTCACGCCATAGTCAATGTCTTCGATTATTTTTGCTCGGGGAATGATGATTTTAATTGACTTAGTGGTCCCTGAAGCGATCTGAGTTCCAGTTACTTCGAAATCCATCTTGTATGCGGTATCAGCTGCCCCCGCAGTGAAGTAGGTGAACGATGCAAGCTCAGCAAACGTGATCTTCACGGTGCCTTCAAGTAGCCCGCCGACACGCGGCTCACTGTTCCCCGATGCGCCCTTTATCTCAAATACTGGGTTTTGGGGTATGGAAAGCTCGAAATCAAGGGAGGTAATCTCTACTTTATCGCCGCCAGCGAGAGCGCCGCCGCTCTGTAGGTTGAGGCGGAAGGTGCTGGTCGTTTGCACGACTGCTTCTTCGTCGTCGGTTAAGGTGGCTGCGGCAAGCGAGGCGTTTGTATTAGTAGTACTGGCGATCTTTTCTTCGTTCGCGAGCAAGTCGGCCGAGAAATTAAGGTAGGACGCTGGCGCGTCTGCCTTGATGTTCACCCGAGTTACTGCACAAGATGGGTACTCAAAAACTTCTGTGGTCGTGGCATCAAATGCGCATGTGATCCACTTTGCGTTACGCGTATCAGAGAAGGTGATCGTGTGCTTGTAGTCGCCCTGGCCTACGGTGACTTCTGTCGGAACGCCCGAAGTCCCCATCATCTGGGCCAACATCACATCCATTGAATTACGAAACCCCGCCACCATGTCGATGCTTAGTTGGGGGACGAGATTGCCTCGCCGTGAATCGGTAAGCATTGATTTACCGAGGCCGAGGGGAGCATTTTCGAGTGCGCTTGGGTTCAGACTGCGGCTCATTGAACGAAACGGGATCTTATTGCCCGCGCCGCCACTGACAGCAGTCCCGAAGGTGGAGCCGATCTTCATTATCAGGTTAGTTCGTGATCCGGTAATTTCTGCCATATATTCTCCTAAACTGCTCTAGTATCGAATCCGATAAACTTGTATTTGAACCGCCACACTTTCCGGTTGTCGATAGTGATCTGCTCTACTGCGAGGGGCTCGGTCTGGTGATTGTAGCCGCCCACCAAATCTCCCCACGTGAGGCCTAAATCGGTTCTGACGAGAGTATACAACGTCTCCCACTTATCGAGAACAGTATTATAGTTGTCGCCGTTCGCTGAGTGCTCAAGGTAGTAGCTCACGGTGACGGTCCACTCATCGGATCGGCGGCTGGCCATCATAAACTGGGTGGCAAGCTCTATCGTGTAAGTCCAAAAGTTGATCCGCCCGTTGTAGCGAAGTGCCGCTGTCTCTTTCTCACTCTCTTCTGTGAATTCGTAGGGAAACACCGGCTCAAGAATCGAGCTGCTCGCCCACACCGTCGAATCCCACTCGGTCCGAATCTGGTCAATCGTCGCCATTATCGCTCGATTATAACGGTATCAAATACGGATTCTTTAACTTCGTTCGGCTGCCCGTGTAAATCCGTCTCGTACTCTAATTTCAGGCCGGTGTAGAGCGCGTCGTACACTGCCTTTATCTCGGTATACTTGATGTTGAATTTATCGTTGCCCTGCTGAATCTCGTTTAGGAGTATGGTCATCACGGTGCGATACCGCACGAGCATCTCTAATCGGTCGAGGCGCGAGAAGTAGGCCCAGCGATAACCACGGCTTTGAAGAACGGTTTTAAGGTATAGTTCCGAGTCTTCTATGATGCGAGTCAAACGCGGCCCGTCGACGTACTGAAGCGCGGTGTGGAATACGTTCTTTATGTCTTCGTGGTCGACATCAACTTTATTTCCCTGCCCATGCACACGATTCATGGGGAGAGCCTTCAGGACTGTTTGGATCTGTTCGCCTGTATCTATCCTGAAATTTATAGCGAGCCAGTACACGCGCTCAGTTGCTTCATTCGTCGGGTTTGGGTCGTCGATGCCGTCGATGGTGAAGCTGCGTGAATACAGATTCGCTTCATTCCAGGTCGTGATTGATTGAATATTGCCGGTCCCCGCCGCTGCCTGGGCGTAGGTGGGCTTCGAGTCGGTGAATACGTAAATAGCGGGCGTTTGGCTGATGATCGATACCGGCTCGTCATCTACCAAGGGGTAGAACGTGTAAGAAATATCCTTGCCCCAAGCGAAAGCCATTATGCGGGCCTCACGATCTTACGGCCCTGGCAAATATCACGCTTCTTTACTGCTTCTTCTGCGATCTTTTCGCAGTGCTTGCGAATATCTTGCTCCCCGAATCTGCCTTCATTGCCCGCGCGCTTACACTGCTCGACGCTTTCCTTCACTAACCAATCCATTGCCTCTCTATCGCGCTGATTTTGATTCTTCACTTTGTGCTGCCTTGTTTTGCTTCATTCGCTCCACGGTCGCTTCAATGCCCATGGTTTTCACTGCCGAGTTAACGGCCATCGAAACACCTACGACATAGTTTTGAATCTGCTGGTGCTCGTCGTTCTTGGGGTCGAGGTTGTAAACATTTACCAGCAAGTTACCCTTTTTAATCTGGTTCATAACGTGGTGCAGCGTGCTGTGTGAGTGATCAAGGTCACAGCGCCAGTACCTCGTCCCCTCTTTCATTGCGCCGTCAGCCGATACCATCGAGCGATCTGGCCCGTGAAAAATAGCGTAGGGCTTATTCTTGCCCTTTCCGAACGCGCCTAAGTGTAATCGTGGGGGGATATTCTCTTCTATCTGATTCATTCAACACCAAGTTAAAAAGGGGGAGAGTTTGACCCCTCCCCCTGCTTTTTATATCTCACCAAAGAGTCGAACACCCGCGGTGTCAACGTACTCGGCGAGCTGATACCACATAGTCGTTTTGATATGTGTTACCGACTCAAGGAACCCAACGGAGCCGTCAAGCTCAGTCTCGAACCCTGGAACGACGCCAGTTGGGAACAGTGCCGCGATTGCATAATAAGGGCAGAATACCGCGCCGACGTTATCGTCAGGAGTTGGAGCAGTATCGATTGGGGTAAGCCCAGTCTCGTACAGCTCAACACCAAACGCGATTCCCTTAAATCCTGGGATCGTTACGTTGCTCTTGACCGCGTCCGGAGATACGGGAGCCTGTGGGTTCCCGTAGAATGCGCCGGTTGAAGTCCTAATGTCGTTGCTAAGCTGCCACTGCTGCTTATAGTGCTGTACCGCTACCATGCGCCCAGCTGGGATATTTCCAGCGCGAACGAGGTACGCCGCTTGCTGAAGGAGAGAAACCGTCATTGAGGTGGTTCCATCTACTCCCTGCGAGAAGCCGGAGAACAGCGCCATTGCATCGGCGTCGAACTTTACGCCACACGCCTGAGCTGCGAGCCCTGCGTGTCGGCTTACGTTCGTTCCCTGCTGTGCAAACATCATCGCCTCTTTGGTCGGCTTGGTCACTACAACTGCCTTCTGAAGAGTCAAAGTCACCGCAGTATCGGTGAGAGTCTGCGCGGTCGCTGCCGAGGCTTCTGCGATAACCGATGCAGTGATCGTGCCGCTCTTTGGAAGCTGCTTTGCCCTGGTGTTCGTTTCGCCGTCAAGGTTAAACGCTGCCACGAGGCCCGCCATGATTGCGGCTGAGGTAAACATTGGTGCAATCTGTGCGTCAAGTGCTGCCGCAATTACTGCATTACTGGAATATAGTGTTTCGTTTGCCATTTGAGATCCTTAAAGTTTTTTAGTTGGCCCCGTTCAGAACTCGCTTTGAAAGTTCTGGGTTTTTGGTCATGAATTCGACCTGCTGTGCCCGTGACCAGGAGTTGAAGTTCAAGGGTATTTCTTGGGGAACGGATGATCGCTTGTCGCTGCCATTCATTCCACCCTTGAGGTTCTTACTCTCTACAGCCGATGGGTATCGGTCGCTCAGTTCTTCGATGAACTCATCGATTGTCATATCCGCCCGGGGGTTGCGCGGAGACTTTCGAGGATCACCTTTTTTGTCATCTCCAAGGATCACGACTTTACCATCTCTGAAATCACAGGCTGCGAGAACTTCGCGCTTGATCAGGGGTAACATGTCCTTTTTGAAAACTTGTGCTGCGCGGTCAATTACCGTGCTGGTGAGGCGCAGTTCCTTAATCTCCTGCGTCTGAGTAGTGGTTAGCCCGCGTAGGTGATCAAGCTCAGCGCCATAAGTCTTATCATACTCGGCTTTGAGTGTCGCCTCGAACTCTTCTAGCTTCTTAGGATCTGAGCCGACAGAGGCTTTTGTAGCCTCTTTTACCTTCGCTCGTAACCGACTCACCTCTTCAGGGTCAATGCCGTTGAACTTCTTATTCAGCTCTGCAATCTGCGCCTTTAGAGTAAAATTGTCCTGTTCAAAAGCTGCTGCCTGGGCGGCCAAATCTGCCGCATCTGCTCCCGATGCTGAGCTTGTCCCCGTTGCCGCGTCTGTCTTTGCTGGTGGTGTGGTGTTATCGCTCATCTTAGCCCAAATAGCTTTTTAACTTTGCGCGTTATCCGCTCGACCTGTAAATCATCGAACGCGAAAAACCGCCGTTTATTATTATTCCCCCGCGCCTTCTTTGCTTCTGCCGTCACGGAGAAAAATATACTTCCTGTATAGATATTACCAGAACGTGAGGAACTTGACGACATGGCCCGGAGCATTGAGCCGGTGAACAAAAGATCAGGGGTTGGGCCTCTGCCTTTTTCTCTTCTAAATTGTTCATATTTTGGTGAATATTCCGTGAACGATGCGCCCTCGGCGTCCCGACTCTGACCGGTTCTGGTTTTGATGTGAGTGACCTCAAGGTTCATGATCGCGCCCAATTCTTTGTTGATGCGGTCGCCGAACGCTCGCGGGTTAATCTTGGGGATTGAATACTTGATGCCCATTTATTCTTCGTCCTCAATGCCGAGCCCTGCCAGTATCTCATCATCGACGGGTAACAAATCATGGCGGCAGTTGTACCCCCCAAGGTATACGTCGGCCGGGAGCCCTTGCCCGTTGTCCCATTCCTGGATCTCTTCAAGGGTGAATACTTTGCCGTCGCGCTCAATGCAGAACTCCCGGGAAGTCTCGATAAGCCCCCCGCTGTAGAGGTATCGCTCAAACCCCTGCTCGGCCCCCTTTGCCAGATTGATCGAGCGAGTAAACCCAGCCATTGAGGTGTTCAGATCTGTGTTAATTTGGCCGGTAGAACGCTCCACGGTTGAATCTACGAGGCTGGAAATATCGGGCTTGGCTCCTGCTACTACTTGCTGGAATATCTGCTTTCGTAGCTCGTTGGCGTAGGTATCGACGTTGTTGGCTATCTGGTCTACTTCGAACCCGATAAGCGTTTGGACTACTGTTCGGTCAGAATCGGTGAACTGAAAGGCCTTGCCCGTGTGCGATTCGTAGAAGTCTTGAATCCGCGTCATCTCGCGCCCGTATAGCTCGCTGACCTGGCCCAGCACTTCGGATAACCCGGCCGAGCGTAAACTCGTAAGCACGCCGCCGAGGGTGCGCGCCGCGTCCTCTTGAGTCTGATCGCCTGTCTCAATCCCGCGTAAAATCTTCTTTAGATTCTTCTTGAGGAAGTCGCTCAAGTGCTGCTGAAAGCGCGTTAAATCCGCGTCCGTCTGGTCGTTGCGCTTCTGGATCTGCTTCTTTAGCTTCGGCGGGGTGCTCATCTACCCCCAGAGATATTCCCGAAAATAGAGGATCGGGTGATTGCGGCAGCGTTCGGATCTGCGGGCTTGGCTGCTTCGATCTCTGCCTTGATTTTCTCAAGGTCGCCCGGCTGCATTTCTTCCGCGAATCGTTTAAGCATCTGTTTTTCCCATGTCGGGAATCGTTTGACTTCGTCGCGGAGCCGCTCGAACATCGGGAGCAATATGTCAAACGCTGAAAGATCGATTTGCTTGTCGAGTTCTACGGTTGAGACATAATCGGCTTTACTTTTGAAAGCCGCGTACGCCTTGATTGCCTGGTTTATGATCGATTCGACTTTGCCCAGCTCTGCGCGGATAAGGTCGATCACGTTCTTTCGCTCTTCGCGCAGGGTATCGACTGACTGCACGGCTGATGATTCCCCCGAGACTTGGCGGATAATGTTCAGACCGATCTTGTACAGATTAAGCTCGTTCGACTTGATATGTTCGGCGAGCGCGATAGGGTTTTCTGAGTTGATTACGTTCACCGACGAATCGAGAGGCAAGAAGTTGATCACATATTCGCTTACCGCCTTGCGATCTGTCGTCGGCATGTTCGAGCTGATCCACGTCTGTCGATACGCCTGGAAGTGTAGAATATTCTCGTACCCGCTGACTAAATTGTGGTACTTGAGCGCGTTCGGAACGAGGTCTTTGATCCAGGATTCAGCATCTTGAACCGCTGCCACGGGGATCTCTTTTAGGAATGGGTACGGGATCGGCTCGCCGCTTTTCTCCCATTCCGTCGAAGATTCGCTTTTGGCCGTGTAAAGCTGCTTTGAGACTTTCGCGTCTGCATCTCTTACCCAAGTTTCGCGGTAGTGAACAACGGCGGGCTTTGATTCTGAGCTGGCTGACCGCACGGCGCAGTACTGGCGGGTGATGAAGTTGAACTTCCCTAGCCGCTCGGGGTCTTGGTATTCTCGCTGCCAGTTCACCACGCTGAGCGGCTCGGCTATCTCGAAATATGGGCGTATAACTTCGCCAGCACTCGGTGCATCGACGAAGATATAAACCCAGCCGTATGTGAGAATGCACTCCACTACG